TCGCCCTTTAAGGTCGATTGGCAGTTCCTTGACTTCGCAAGCTTTCCATTTTTTCATGTCCATATAGCCATTATTTGACGCCGATACCCAAATATTGAGTACTTTTGTCATGAAAGCGATCATTTTTTCGGGTATCTGCTTAGCTATCTCATAATCTTCAGCTATCTTTTTAATACCTTCGTCATAAAAGGCTCTTATTGGGTTCGCTTTTTGCCAAGTCTCAAGTGCTCCAGGGTCGTCGCCCTTGTCCGCTTCGCAAATATCAATAAAATATTCGTCATTCTTTACATCTACATCCGGATCTAAGACCTTTGAACAATAATCATATTCTTGTGTGTAGCAGGGGTATGTTAAATCCTTGCCAGCTGTGGTGATTATTGTCAACATTGGCTCTTTAGTGTTTGAGCCAAGCCCTAAGTCGTAAAAATCGGTTGTCGGGTGTTGGTGGTATTCCAATTTGTTATCTTATCGGCTCTTTATCCGATAATTCTTATAGTTTCCTATAAGTTCAGACTATATTTTCACATTAAAAAAGCACCCTTTTGGGATGCTCTAATGTGTCGGGGGCTCGTGGCAAGATTATCGCTCTCTTAACGCTCACTTGCTAGTCGTTACAAATGTAGTTGATTGCTACACTCTCGGTATTAACATGAACCATTTTACAATATTCTGTGACGGTAGTTCTATGTAATCCTAGTTCCTTAGCTATGTCTTTAACTTGCATTCCGTCAGCCCTCTTTTCGAGGCATAGTTTTATTAGTTTTTCTTTATGCTTGTTAAAAAGGTCTGTTGTGTACCTCACATAACTCGTTCTAGATATTCCATATTTTTTTATTATTTCATCTCTTGGAATTCCTTTATCAAAGTCACTTCTAACATTTTTTATTATGTTTTTTCGCTCCTCTTCGCTTGCCAAAAATCTTGCTTTTTTCTCCGCAATCTCTTCTCTTTTTCTTCTTCGCTCGCCATCAATACTCTTTTTAATGTCGGTATTTAATTCGGGTAAAACCCACCCCCAATTTTTGGCTGATGCAATTTTGTTTATTGTTGAAATAGTAACTTTGTACTCTTTCGCAAGCTTTGCTTGTTGCTCTCCTACCGATAACGCTTTTTTTATATTCTCAACATCATTTACCGTTAGCTTGTCGCTACTCGCTCTGTTGTGAATCCTCATCCATTCAACAAATTCTGAAGAATGATGCTTTCCAAACATTGGATTGCCTTCACCTTTTCGTGCTTCCTTTGATTCTTTGCACCACTCTTGGCCTTCCGAGCCACCACTCTCTCGATTGTAGCCCTTTGCTCTGTTTGTAGAATCAAACTCTTTAATCCAATACTGTTCTCTTTCGTCCAATTCCCTTATTTCGCACATCTCAATAATCTGAAAATCCATGTGTTCCTTGTAGAGATTGAACGCATTTTGTAGGTATGTGTTTTTATGAATTCCAAATTTTAAGAGCCTTTTATGGTCTCTAATTCTTCGTTTTACATCTACACTCTGCCCGATGTAAACTTTTCCGTCATAAGTGTTTTTTATAATATATATTCCAGATTTCATATAATCACCTCTTTATATATTATAACACTTTCAATCTATTATTTCAATATATGGTTTTTAGCCTTCACCGATACACCCCGATTTATACTCGACAAATCTCTATCGAGTATCAAGCACGCAGGGTTGGTACCATCGCCCGTCTTTCCGTCCTCTTTCGATAGCGGTTTTATGAAAGAGCCTGTCTTTATATGCACAATTTCATCACGCTTGAAATTGAATTTTGACCGCAGTATTGAGCCTTTTGTCATCAGATTGCATTCACTGAATACAATTTTTGACTGGTCTCTTTTAGTGCCAGCTGTATATACTTCGTATGTCTCCATGTTTTTTGTTGCTTGAATGGCTATTTCATAGAGTGCTTCTCCTGCTTCCATCTGAGATTTTGCATTTTTTCGTCCCACCTCTGTAAAACTCTTCTTAAATCTCTTCTTTCCCGTCTCTCTATGTACCCATCCATATAGTTGACACGCTCTGAACTTTTGCCACATTGTCAAGTCTATCGGCTTGCCTGCCAAGGCTCCCTTTGAGTGCTTTAGTAAAGAAAACCATTTGACAATTCTGCCGGCATTGTCTTCACTCCAAATATAAGGAAAGTCGGCTGTGCCTACCCTTTCCAAATCATTAAGAAATCTTTGACACGCCCATTTGTGCTTTTGCCCAGACGGGATTTCATCCGCTAAACAACTTCTTGCGTATTGCTTGATATCCTCCAAGTGGCTCATTTATATATCTCCGAACATCTGTATGAGGTTTTCCTCTTGTCCTTTGGCTTTTTCTGCTGCAATCTTTAGCCTTGAGCTTGCAGACATACCCAAAGCATTTCCAGAAGTCTCCATGTCTTTCTTTGCTTGTTCCATAATCGCATACACGGGATTTGGCTTTTCTCCCGAACTTGTTTTCACAGTCGGGCAGAAATCTTTTTTCTTTGTTTCCTTCAAGGCCCGCAGGTACATCGAATAGGCATTTGCATAGACAATCATGCTGTTACGGTCTAAGTTACCTAGTATGTCGATATTCTGAAGATTTTTTCTTACCCTTTCATATTCTCTCTTTGCTGTCGCATCAAAAAAGACCGATGAAGGAGGTTTTTCCAATTCATCCTTATCGGTCTTGACTAATGACTCCTCATATTCTCTTTTTGCCCTGACATCTTTTTTAATGTTGCCAGTTTGCATTGAAATTACTTTTCTAGGTCTGCCCATTCACCCTCCTTTCTGCTTCTGATGCGAACAGAACTATTCACTTTTGGCGACTATTTAGAAATTTATGTAAAGAAAACTGGGACGGCGGTCGCTGTATACAATACACAAACTTTTTACTATCCCCCTACCCTATATCCTTGCTATCTTTTCTCTTGTCTTTAGAAGCTTACCTTCCTCACCAACCTTCTTAGTGTCTCTTCTTTACCAAATTTCTTAGTATCTCTTGCGTCCTTGCCTTATCCTCTGCGCTCTTTCTATACAGCGCATGAATTTCATCGTGGCTCGATCTTGATAAAGGTATTAAGTTATCTTCTGTATAAAACAACTCCGGGCTGTCTTCTGCTGTAACAATATGATGTACAGTGTGAGTGTACTCAATGCGTCCATGCAAAAATGCCCAAGGATCTAAACCATTATAGCGTGCAATTATCACGGCTCTCAGCTTTTGCCATCTTGCCCCCCTGTATAATCTCCTTGTGCCGGTCGGGGAGTCGTACTGCCTTTTATACCCGCAATCACATCCTCCCCCCGCCTCGTATCTTTTCAAACAGTGTATACATCTTCTGTATATCATATATACCCCCCTCAGAAGTACCTTGAAAATTCTAATCTTGTCTTTCAAAAGCGACAAGAAAAGCACCCTATTGCTAGAGTGCTTTCTATACTTCGCTATTCGCTTTCCTTGATGAACTCTTCCATCATTCTCGCTAACTGCCCTGCTTGACTAACACCTTGCTTTTCACAAGCCTGTGCAAATCTCTCTACGACCTCACACTTCAGCTTATAGGTCTTGGACATCCAACCAGCTTTCGCCTCATACTTTCTTGTTGCCTTTGATTGTGCCGTTGCCATTACCTTCTCCTTTTGTCTAAGTATTTTGTGATCAGATACCAAAGTCCTCTGCCTAAGCTTGCAACAATAATTGCAATGCCTACATATTCTCCAATCTTTGACACAATTTCCAATAGTTCTAACACTTTTACAATCATAACTTTACTTAAATGGGTTGTTGTGTTATTATTCTTTTATCAGAGGGCTGGTTTGCACCAACCCCCTGTCATCACTAGGAAAACATAGTGATGAGAAGATGGATAAGGTGATTGATTAACTTATTTGCTAAGTTAACCAATATCCCTATCAAGACTCCTTTCAAAATTTCCTTTGTCAACGGATTGATTTTGTTAGGAGTCTTTTTATTTCTCTTCTTTCGAGAACTTCGTTTCCCCATTCTGTTCACCTCCTTTCTACTCTTATATTATAATATATCGTGTCCGATATGTCAATATAATTTTTGAAAATTTGTGAACAAAATACACTAAATACTTTTATTACGGCTATTAAAAAAGCACCTTAGAGTTTTCTAAGATGCCTTTATCTAAACTAAGGTTGCAAGTATAATAACCTGAAGGTCTCTCGGCCTTTTGGAGTGATAAGCGTTTGTGTACCACACCATTGTGTCTTCTCGTTGAAACACTCTTTTATCTCAAATAGCCCAGTGTTTCTATCGGCATATGGCATTAACTTTCCTCGCTTATCTCTGTAAACATACTTCTTTTCGAGTAGGAAGTTCACAAAGTCATTTTGCTTAATGCTTAATTGCTTCGCCGTCTCTCTAAAGTTCGTCAATAGGTTTCGGTCAACCAGTTCGTCAAAATAATCCGCTTTCGGTTGCAACATCTGTTTCTCAACGGTCAACACTGAATTTTCTGCCGTTAGCAAGCTTATTCTTGCCTCTCTCTCTTCAAGCGTCTTCTGTGCCACTTGTAACGCCCTTGCCATCAACTCCTCAGGGCTCATCTCTGCCTGTCCGCTGATATAACCACCGTGCTTGCGGATTGATGGAAGAACTTCATCAAATACCCAGCATTCAAACTTCTCTGCCGTTGGTAGTTTGCTACTTACAATAAGACGGTATAAATCTCCCTCGGGAATAAACAAAAGCTCCTGAATTCCTCCGTTTGTAGGGGTGCGGTGTTTTACCGCCCCCTTGCAATGTGCGGCAATTGCATCTTTTGGGATTGCGTACCCCAAGGCTCCTGCCACATCTTTTCCGCAAAAATATGGCTTTCCCTCAAGCTCCACCGTCCTAATTTCTCCGAATTCATCATTTTTGAAAATCTGTAACTCACCCATTACTTTCTGCTCCTTTCTTTTCTAATTCCGTTTATTGCTCCAAGATTGAATATATCTACAGCGAAACTTATTAAATCAAAGTTACCCTTGTAAGCGCTTATAACATCTTCTATCTGTCCCATTGCCTCTTCATCTGCCCAGTATTGATACCCCAACAGCTCCATTGTATTGTTTGCCTTATATTTTGACATAACAAAAAAGCACCCAAACACAAAACGGTGTTCAAGTGCTTTTTCAAAAAAAGGCAGGTTAGTGAGAAATGTGATGTGTAGTTTTATCTAGCAAAGATACTATGTATCGTAAAGTTTTATAGCAAAAATGCAGTTTGGGTTTGAAAGGCACTATGATATTTACAAGCACAAAATATATACATAGTACTTTTGCTAGATTCAGAGAAAACTATATGTCAGTAAGACTTCACTATGCTACGAAGACAACTGTGAGAAATAAGAATTTCTCGATTTTCATTATAACAGAACAAAACGAACACGCCACAACTTTTAGTTTTTATAATACACAACAAAAGAGTCTCTGAAAACAGAAGACTCTTTTGTTGCAAACTTATAGTAAAAAGGTTATTCCATGAGTGTGTACTGCATAACAGCTGCCATTGTTACGAGTACACTAGGTATCAAAAAGACTTTATCTTTTTGTACACATACATAATACCACACTTGACACGAACAAAACGAACGACTTTAATTTTTTTTTAAAAATCTTTGCAATTCAATTCTAATACTGTCCGCTGTTGCTCTTCTATCAATTTTTCTCGCCACTTCTCTCCATGATAAACCGTCTATGAACCTTAATCTTACTATCCGCTGTGTTCGCAACGGTAGCGTGGGAATCCATTCTTCAACGAGCAATTTGATTTCTTCCGCTTGTGCTCTTTGCTTTTGTAGCACTTTTCTTTTTCGCTCGAGTGCATTACTCTTCTTTTCTACAACACCTTCAATCGAGAAGCTCTGTCGCTGATACGGAAAATCATGATTACTCCCGGATACTTTGTCTTTTTCTATCTTGCATTTTTCTTTTTCTAGTTTTTTCACTTCTTGCTCAATCTCTTTAAGAATTGAGCAAGCGTCAATGTACTGATCAAGAATTTCTTTGTCAACAAAATTATTTTTCATAAATTCGACCTCGCTTAAGAAACTCTGCCAAAGATAATCCAAAAATTTCTGCATCAGACTCTAAAAGTCTAAGACTAACATCAAGTTCAGATGGTTTTCTGTAAAGATAATTTAGTGCTCTATTTGCTTGTAAAGCATCTGGCATCGAAGATAAGATGCTCAAATATGCTTTTTTCAAGCTGTATTTATAAATTTCTTTGCTTTGTGATTTTTCTTCAAGGAAATCAACAACATCAATGTTGAAAGCATCACAAATCTTTACTATTGCACTAAAATGTGGTTTCGTTCTTTCGATTTCTGTGAATCGAAGACTTGACTTTGTAACCCCGGCCATATCTGCCAATATACCCATGCTTAACTCCTTTTCTTCTCTATTTTTTTTTACTAACGCCCCAAACCCCAAACTCATTAGTCTTCCTCGCTTTCCACCAATTCTGAATATCTTGCTGTATAAGATCTAATCTGTGCGTTTTGATTTCTGATTGGCTCAAGTACCATGATGTACTTCAGCTTTTTTCTTACTCGACACGGCACAATATCATAACCGCTCTTTTTTCTTTCATTCGTACCAAATCTTTTGTAGTTAACCATATCTCCAATCTTGATATGGTCTTTTAGCTTACTCAAATCACTTGACATATTCCTCTCCTTCCCTTTTTTACACTTCAAAACGCTTTTAAACTGTTTTTATTCCTTTGCACTATAAAATATACACTAGAGATATAAAACTTGATTTAAACCGCACTATCGTGCGTTAAAACATCTCTTAATTCTATTCGTCATCTTTGCTTACGCCAAATTGTTTTGCAACTTTTTGCAATGTCTCAGCATCAATATCGTTTTTTCGCTCTGTGAAGTTACTACTTGCTGTTTTTTTCGTTTGCTGTGATTGTGTCACCCTTGGCTTGTAATTGCCCTCTAATACCTTAGCGAAGTTGCTTGGCTTAATAAACCAATCGAAAGTAATTACCCATCCTTTTTCATTTTGACCAAGCAGAAATGGGGACTCATTGATGCTCTTAATTGCTTCTAAGAAAACATCAAGACCATGTTCAGCTATGCGAGCTTTCACTAGTGTCAAACGATTGTTGCTGATGCTCTTTACAGATGATATCCCAAGATTGTTCCACGAGTGAATAATTCGTGAGGCGTCAGCCTCACAGAGAACGAACTTGTTCGTTCGTCCCCCCTCTACACTCCCCTCTCCTATACTACTCTTACCTATCCTATCCTTACCTATCCTATCCTTACCTATCCTATGCTGTCCTTTGGTTGTCCGTTGGTTGTCCGTTGGTTGTCCGCTGGTTGTCCAATCCATACAACTAAGATTTTTTTGTTCAGTATTAACCGCTTTTTCATCAACATTTTGAACGCTATAATTAATTTTAGAGGTTTTATGGTCAGCTCTCTCACGCTTCTCGACAAGCTCTACATCTGGTAAAACTTGGATCAAAAGACCTTTATAAATTGAGTCTATTTTTCTATCTGGGCGTATTCTATTGTTCTCACTCCAATCTGTGATATACGAAACCAGGTCTTCGTTTAAGATCTTTAAGAAATTTTTTGCGACAAGAATCTTGAAGTCGTCTTCAGTAGCTCCAGTTGCTCGAATTACCGTATAGGCCTCCACGACCCCGTCATCATCAGCACGCATTCCAAGGTCAAAATACAGAAGTCTTGAACTCGCTGGCATTCGTAAGAAGCGTGCGGACTCAATGATTCGCTTAGAAAACATCCTGCGTTCTGCCATTACTTTCCATCCTTTCTTTTCTCAAATTCATAGCTAAAACTATCATACAGTCATCAGCTTGCTTTTCTGTTTCGAATTTTGCATAAGTCTTACCATCAAGGAGTACTCCCCACTTTCCAGAAATGAGCTTAAATGTATCAATCTCTTTATAATTACTTAATCTCATCTTTTGCCTCTTTCTTTGGCACCATCAGCAGAAGTCACCACTGCCGATGGTTATTCAATTGTCTCGTGGCACATTATCCAAACAATATGTAATCCTTTAATCAGGAGAATTACTAAGAATTTCAATGATGCACTTTCCAGTCTGCGCCTTCGTGCAGAACTGCCATTCGACACCATACCTGCTGGCGAAGGTCTTCATCGCCTTTGCCAAGGTCTCACCAGTAATGGCTTTTGTTTTGATTGTGTGCCAAGTACCAGTGTCCGTTCGGACTCTTTTAAAGCCTCTAGGATTTTTCCATCGTGCGACATCCTCAAGTGAAGCGATGCCACCACCATGTTCAACCAAGAAGATTATCTTAATGCCTGCCTCTGACGCTCTTAGTGCCTCATTTCGCAGTCTTTCGTGTTGCTGGCATAAATTACTACATACTTCACTTAAACCTTGCTTACGGTCAACCACGAGCCTAGGATTGTCATAGGACATATAATCGCCAACATAAAGTTTAGAAATAAAGTGCTGTATACCTTGCTTATCGAACTCATCGACAATCTTTTTGATGGCTCTAGCCTTTTCTCTACTGTCAATTTGAATCTGCATAAGTCTCCTAGTTGAATGGTAGCCCAGAGTCATCTACGCTGTCTGTAAATTCTGTATCAAACGGTGTTCCTTGGTTTGTAGCCATATAAGCAGCAGGAGTAGGGTTGTCTTGCTTTTTCTCTACGAACTCGCAATTTTCTACAAGCACATCCGTCGTATAGACCTTTTGCCCGTCCTTATTTGTGTACGAGCCTGTTTGAATGTGTCCGTTCAATCCGATCCTCTGTCCTTTCGAGAAATACTTTTCGATAAACTCTGCCGTCTTGCCAAATGCTACACAAGAGATAAAGTCTGCACTTTGCTCTCCCTCTTTGGCAAAACGGCGGTCGACTGCCAATGTGAAACGGCATACCGCCATTCCTGATGTTGCTGCATATCTGTTTTCAGGGTCGCGTACAAGGCGACCTACTAACTGTACTGAGTTCATGTCTAGTTCTCCTTTGCTTTATCAAGTACTAAATACCATTTTGAATTTGAATCTATGCATTAATGCTATGTTGCTGAATAAATACTTCATTGTTTTTCTTTTTCTATAACTCTAAATAATGGATTGGTGCTGTCAACTTCCTTGTACGCTTGCAATAATCGCACTTCTCGCACCTTGTTGGCTCGATTCGTCCATTTTTTATGTCCATAATGTGAGGAACATATTTCTTGATTTCTTCTAATCGTTCGCTGAGCAATTCATCATCAAGGTAGATGACTTTTATATCTGGCTCTTTTTCTTTGCTCAGCGCTGCAATATAGAACGGCAAGCGCTCTCCAGTATTCTGTCGAACAATCTCTTGATAGACAGCACCTTGGATGTCATACCCCCAAGCCCGAACAAATTCTACTTGCCCGAAGCCGTTAACATAAGTGTGCTCTGATAGTGATTTCATCACTTTCAAATCTGCTATTAGAATGCCAGGCAAATAGGAGTCCATCTTTATTTTCCACTGTGCTTCTGCGATTTCTCCAGTCATAATTACTTGCTTCTGCCCACTTAAAAACTTCATAAAATAGGCATCCGCCTCCGCACGCTGGATAATCCTTTCAGCCTGTTTGTAGTCTGATTTCAGACTCCCTTTTGCTGTGAAAATTTCTTGATTTTGACTCTTGAAAGTATCCAGCGTACCTTCGAAATATGCATCGACATAGCTGCCAACTAGCAATGGCGTGCTCTTTTCTTCTATCCAGTTTTCCATTAACTGTGACATCGCTTTTGCTTCGCAACCACTATGTGCAAGTGATCCGCAAAAACTTTTGTATTGCGAGACAGACAGATATTCTCTGTCCGCCTCGCTGGAATAATAATTCTCAGCTGTCAATATCATTTTTCACCTTCTTTTTTTTCAAATGGATCTACAACTTTTGATTTTGCTTGAGTACTATCCTCCACTTCTCCTTCAACGGCACATCCCATAAGTGAACTTGGAATGTAAACTCTAGCAAAAAACGCTGCTGCTCGATAAGCGAGCATCTGATCTGTCATCGTCACCCACTTCTTGTTGCTACTCCAGCCTTCAGCTTTTGCCATTTGTACTGTGATCTCTGTTCCTACGACCTCTTCGCCATCGCTTACCCTGATTGCTTTTATAAAGCATCCTCGGTTATCAGAGCCTTTTTCACCAGTGTACACTGGCAACACATTTTTGAAGTGCCCACTTGCTTGAATCATTGACATACAAGCTTGTCCACTCCACGACGGTTTACCTTTAACAACATACAAATTCTGCATCACGAACATTGGACTTACCCCCATGCGATTAGCCATATCAACAGCTATTGTGCAGTCCATCGGCTTGCCTTGGTACGCCTGGGGAACTAATTGCGACTGAGCAAATAGGTTTCCAATTTTATACAGATTTTTAAAAGACTCTGGGTCTGAAAAAACCTCTTTCGGCAAGTTTCTCTGCTCTTGTACTACTACCTCATCCATTTCGTTTACTCCTCCCAAAACTCATCTGTACTTTTTCTGCAAGCATCTACACAATTTTCGCACCATTTCTCATCAAAGATTTCCCAATAATCTTCTCCGTCTAGTGGTAAACCACATCTATCACAACAGGGCAATTTTGCACGCTTTCTTTCATATTCTGCCTGTCTGCGTTCTTCGGCCTTCCAAGGCTCCTCAAAAATTTCCATTTCTTCCTCCTTTGCATCTAAAAGAGCATCTATGATATACCACGCTGGAATAATAGGTGTTTCACTTAGCGTCAATGCTTCGTCTCTCACAAGATTTAACCATTCCAAAGCATAAATCCATTTCTGATTTTTTTGTAAGCTAACAGGTGCATATACAAAGATTTCTAGTGCGATATCTACAAGTGACATACACTCCACATCTTTGATCACTTTTACTGCTCCGCTTTCAAGCTCAATTCTCAGCTCGCTTCCAACCCAGCTAACGCTTTTCAAAGTGTGCGTTTCAAAGCTTTCAAAAACATCTTTTACCGCTTCCAAAAATCTGATTTTTCTAGCTGAAAGATTTAATGCATGACTAACTGCCAATTTTTTTCCCATTTTTTATCTCCTTTTCACTCTTTTCTACTTATGCATCTTTTACAATTTTTACAATTTTACAGGTGCAGCCCCACGGCCACACCCATCGCAAAGACAAAGATGAAAAATAGCGTGTTTTTTACGAGCGTAACTCTGTCTTCTAGCTCTTCAAGCTCTTCTTCCGCCGCCTCAAGCTCCCTAAGCCTTCCCCTCTCAATTTCCTCGTATTCTACATAGCCCATCTTCAGCTGATTCCTCATTCGTGCTTTCTCCTTTCTTCTCTATAGCTGATTACAGTGGCATGTGACCCAGCAATTGTACTGGCCACATTTTAGCCTATACTCAAATGCTGGACTTTTTTCGTCAATGTTTTCTGGGCACTCTTCACAATTGTATGTATTGTGTGGGTTATACATAAATTCTTTGTATTTCTCTAAGTATTGCTCCTTATCCTTCTTTAGCGAATCCCACTCTTTCTTTGTCATAATCTTCTCCTTTGTTGTGACTACATCCGTTACTCATTGAACTCAGCTTCTTTGTCAAGTCTTTGAATAGCCTCACACGCCTCTTTCCTAATCGCCTCTAACCGTAATCTCGTTGTATCTAAGTCTTTGCTTCCATCACTTAACATTGTGTTAATGATGTCAAGCATGATCACCAGTGAAATCGACAATAAACAATAATTTACATCACTCATCTAATTCCCCTCTCTAGCCCTCTCCATTTATCCTACCTCTCTTACTATCTTCCACCCTGCTCCATTTGCAGGCCTTCTCCTCTGACTTGCAAATTCCGCAGTTTGTATTTTTATCCTCTTTGCTATCCACTTATCAAAACCAACCGTGTCAAAAATAATCTTTGAGTTTGGCTTTGATGGGTCTATCTTAGTGGCAAAATTCTGCTTCGGATCTCTGTAGGCCTCCATCAGTAGTGGTACCGGAAATCCAAGCTTTTTAAGTTCTGACATTTTCATTATTTGTTTCGGAAATTCCATACTTGCCTCCTAAAATCTATTTTTATATTTACTTTGCTCTAAATCTCTCCTACACTATCCTTACAGGCCCTGCCAAGCCGAGTACTTAGAAAGGAGGAATATGAGTATGACTAAAATCAGCCTAAAAAAGCACATTATTAATTCACTTTCAAATCTTTCAAGTGACAAACCTGGTGAATTAATAGGAAGTAACAAACTTGTTTTTGTAACTGCTGCCGGCATTATCTCCGGATATCCATGTGAAATTAACAGCAAATCCAATCCAAGCACATTACAAGGATTAATGTCGATGCTTGCTAGTATTTCACTTGACGGATACGAAGAAAACATTCAAAGCCTCAAAGATATCAATGAGAATGACGGCTTCATACTACTTAAAGATGTTACAATTAATAACGGCCCTTCAACTTTTTCTGCACCAAGCTTTTTCCTGTTTTTTGATCAAGTAATTGCAGTAGCAATAGGCAATCCAGAGGCTTCTTAAAATCTGCCTTTATAGCCTTGTGTGTAGAACACATTTTCTCAACCCTGATAATAACCTCCAACGTTTCGTCAGGGTTGGACTTTCTTAACTTTCTAACTTCCTCCACTATTCTCTCTATGTCAGAGATATGGCTTGTTACTATCTCTATCTTTATTGGTTTTACTGTCATTCTTCCTCCTAGCCTACCTTTTCTTCTGTATCATCAATCCTTTTCAATCAACGGCAGTATCCCCTTTGATTTAAGGAAGTCATATAAGAACAATCTTCCCTTTTGCGTCCAGTACATATGCGTTCTCGCTCCCTGACTGCCATCTGGCTTATTGTAGTTTTGCGTCTTTGTCTGTGTGTAGCCTTCGCTTTGATACTTTGCATACAAAAACCACACGCCAGACTGGTTATACTGTACACCCAGCTCATGCAGCTTCTTATTCATGCCTTTCGCACTCATTCCGTAGTCTTTTGCAATCTCTGTCATAGATAGCAGGTCTCTACACTGTAATATGAGATCGTAGTATGTCGCTTTTGGCTGAAGCTCTGCAATCTGCTGTGTCTTAATGCTATTATCTAGCTGTAATGCCTCAAGCTTTTCCTCTTGCTCAAGTGCTAGTTGCAATGCTTCTTTTAGTGTTCTTGGCACTTGCACACCGTAGGCCCCTGTCCTTCTGATACTTGGCAAGACTTCTTCAAACACCCAGCGTTCAAATTTTTCTGCTGACGGCAATTTGCTTGATATGATTAAGCGATACAAGTCCCCTTCTGGGATAAATACTGTTTCCTGCATTCTTCCGAGACGATCAGTGATGGGGGTACGAATCATCCCGTCATCTCTACAATGTCGTGTGACTGCCTTATGTGGCTCACTATATCCTAATGCTCTTGCCACATCCGTACCTGCAAAGTAAGGTCTTCCATCAACATCTAAAGTTCTAACTTCTCCAAATTCAGCGTTACTAAAAATTTGTAATCCTTCCATTCTTCCTCCTTTTCTTTATTCGGTTTTTCCGAAATTATCACCTAAAAAAATTTGCCCTGTTCTGATTTCAAGGGCATTTGCAATCAAACTTATCGTATTATATGACGCATTTCGTAGATTGTTGATGTCATTCTCGTAACTCCAGATAGTCCTTGTTGAGACATTAACTTTTTTAGCCATCTCCTCCTGTGAAAGACCTCTCAATTTTCGCCATTGTGCCAATGTAAGAATTTGCATTTCTATATATTCCTATCCTTCCTCCCCGTCATACCGATAGGACAGTATCTTGTAGTTATCTTAGAAACAGCCAAAACAAGCCAATTATAATGATTACTAATCTGAAAGTATAAAAGGCCAATTTTACAGATTTCCATAACAATGTCTTCATAGTGCTTGTCACAAGCACGGAAAAGTGATATAGTACCCCTTAAGGGGCGGGGCTTTCGCCCCTATGTTATTAATTGATACTGTGTAGTATCATCATAATTATGGACACGAGAGTTCCGATCTCTAGTACCAACCCGATGAGCTTTCTAACTAACTTAGTGAGCTCATCTATTTTTTTATACCACTTTTCCATGTCTTCTTCTCCTTTCTCTTCTCTTTGTGCTTTTCTCAAACACAAGTGTAGTATAGCATTCGGTTATTCCGAAGTCAAGAAATTTTTTTCGTAAATCCCGAAATTTTTATCTTTTTTTATGTTATATATTTCATTTTTGCCGAATATATGATATTATGTAGCTACGGAGGTACAGCTATGTTTGCAAAAAACTTAAAATACTTACGCCAGTTACATAACATAGATCAATTACAACTTGCGGAAGCTTTAGGGCGAAAAAGTGCGTCATCCATTAGCGAGTGGGAAAGTGGAAAGTACACTCCTAAGATTGGAGTATTATCTATGATTTCCTCGTATTTCAATGTTGACCTTGATGATATGATGACTAAGGACTTAGAGCTCGAAAACTCAACGCAGAGTTGGTCTGATCAGACTAACACTTCCGACACTGATCCTGAAGCCGTAGAGCTAGTACGGTTTTTATCAGATAATACGGAATATAAAGAACTGATAACATCCCTTAAAGATGTGAGTAAAGACGATTTAAATGCAGTTAAAGTAATCGTGGACAGATTGAAAGACAAAAAAGATTAAATTATGATAGGAGGTTTTATCATTATGGGTTTTTTCGATAATTTCAAGGGGGCTCAATACAAAGCTGAGCTTGAACGACTGGAACAGGAGTATATTCAACTCAAAAATTCAATTACGCCTGAGATGCAAGATATCCTAGACCACAAGAGTGAGATTGCAAGATTACAAAGTGATATTGGCAGTTTAAATGCTCAGATTTCTAGTATGAATGAGGATATAGATAAATTAAATGGCGAAATAGAGCAAAAAAGCAAACACATTATATGGCTCGATGAGGAGACTGTTGCACAAGAATGCGGACTCTACCAACCTACTTTTGAGTTTGCATCTTCTCTTGATTATAAAGATGCTTTATCTAAGCTCAGAGCGGAGCAAAAAGAATTAATTAAGCTGGGGAAAGCAGTATTAGGAAATAATGAATGGACTGTAAATGGTAGTACAGCACAAGGGAAAAAGATGGTGAATGACACTCAAAAGTTACTTTTAAGAGCCTTTAACAGTGAATGCGACGACTTAATTGCAAAAGTCAAATACACAAATTATGATGCGACATCAAGTAGAATTTATAAATCAGCAGACACTATTTCTAAGCTTGGCAAAATTATGTCTATTTCCATTACGCAAACCTATCTTGATGCCAAGATAAAAGAGCTAAGGCTTGCTTATGAATACCAGATTAAAAAACAGGAAGAAAAAGAAGCACAAAAAGAAGCAAAGGCCGAACAAAAAGAACAAGCAAGAGTTGCCAGAGAACTTGAAGAACAAAAGAAGAAGATTGAAAAAGAGCAAACCCACTATAATACGGCATATGAAAAAGTTCTTGAACAGTTGAAAAAAACGCCAGATAATCCTGATTTGATTGAAAAGCAAAAAGAGCTAGCCAACCAACTAGACGATATTGAAAAAGCACTAAATGATGTTGATTATCGTCAAGCTAATATGCGTGCAGGATATGTATATGTGATTTCTAATATTGGAGCTTTTGGAAATGATGTATATAAAATAGGAATGACGAGAAGACTTGAGCCTATGGATCGAATCGATGAACTCGGTAGTGCTTCAGTTCCATTCAACTTTGATGTCCACGCAATGATATTTTCTGATGATGCTCCGGCACTTGAAGCGGCCCTTCATAAGGCTTTTGAAGATAAAAAGTTAAATATGATCAATCAAAGGCGTGAATTCTTCAAGGTTACTCTTGATGAAATAAAAGAAGTTATCAAGAAAAATTTTGATAAAACTGTAGAATTTAATGACATTCCAGAAGCTGAACAATTTAGGGCAAGCTTAAAACTACGAAAAGAAACATTATAATTATACTGTGGCTTGACTTTCTTACCTTTGAGGATTATATTAGTCTCAGTAGAGTTGCCCAGTCAATGCGTTGGGGACCAAGGTCGAGTCAATTAGCTTTCTGATTGTTTCGGCCTTTTTTATTTTTAATTGTCAAGGGCTTTGTCATGGAAGACGACGGATATTATACAGTGGTTCTCAACCCTGCCTTGTCTGCAGACACGAACAGGAAAACCAAGCTACACGAGATAAAGCACATACTAAGAAGAGATTTCGACAAGGCCGACTGCGATCAGGTCGAAAATAATGCAAGAGGAGCTTAGAGAGAAGTTTTGATGAAAAAATTAACAACACAAGAAGCAGAACAACTCATTAAGATGCTAAAGAAAACTATTGAGAAAGAGATTCATTTGCCATCGAAAGGGACAAATATTAGGTTTGATGTGCAAGGTAGAACAAAGAAACATATATTTTCAATATCTCTTTATCGTGGTAAAATAAATCCTAATAAAGGTAATTTTACTGCACTAATTAAAAGAAATAATACTGTATTACTTTCTTTAGATACTTCATCTACAGCAAAGCATATGAATCCTGATGGGCAAATTATTAAGGGACCTCACTGGCATATATATACTGAAGAATATGGACGAAACTATGCATATCCTGCAGTAAATATTACTGATAGCGATTTTGTTAAAAACACATTGCTATTTTTAGAGGAGTTTCATGTAATTGAGAAGCCCAAAATGACAGAACAAGTATCTTTTAATTTATAAACATAGATAATTGCGAAACAGGTTTGCAAATCTGATTCCAAGGAGGTAAAAATCCGATAAAACCGGATTTTCAGGAGGTGGATATGGATAACAGGATTTTGAGACACGAAAACAAAGCAGATAGCAATATCTGCCTGTGAAATGGTATGTGGTGTTTGAGGTTATGCAATCAGGGGCTTTAAACTGCGGATATATTGATGCTTGTGCAGTTTGTCAGCCACCATTACCGTAATAAGCTGGGTGATTCCAGCAAGTAGCAGGTCGGCATGAAGCGTTTTCTCATTTTGGGTTTTACGCCCGGCAACACAAAAACTGTCTTTGAAATGGTTGATGGATTTCTCAACAGTTACTCTGACTTTGTAGGTGGAATCCCATTCATCTGTACCGCGGACTGTACCAGGATAGGCACGCAGATTTTTCTCGGGATAAAGATAAACCATCCGGCCGCAGGAAGATTCTGTACAGGGATTATCGCAATGGCATACCCGTTTACTTTTACCAGTTTCCTTATCATAGACCCATTTCATTTTGGGGCATACGAACTTCATGGTAGGCAGTCCGCAGCGCAGATGCGATTTACTTCCTTCCCGTTTCATCGGCAGGGAAGGATCTTTCGGACAGCAGGGAATGCCATTTTCATTTAAAGGGCAGTCAGTTTGCGGAAGAGAGACTCTTCCATTAAGCGGGATATATGCTTTCTCAAAGGAAGCCTCCTGAAGCAAATATTTATAGATTTCAATAGAGTCAAAAGCTGCATCCCCCAGAAATGTTTTGGGGTTGATCAGAGGATGCTTCTGGAAAAAGTCTTTGAGCACAGGAATGAGAGCTTTGGAATCCGCGAGGCTTTTATCTTCATCGGGAGAGTCGGATTTCTTTCCAACGACGATATCCGGATGGGCATCCAGAAAATCTTTGTTATAAAAGCTGATATCCCTGACAATGCCAAGTCCGTTTGTCATGATGCCGAATTTAAAAGCATAGCAGAAATGCCCATTGATATACATCTGCTGGATGGCTGGGTTGGCGGCAGCATGGGGAGGCATGGAGCCATAGGCAGCTTTATAAGGGTCAAAGGAGTCGTCCATGCCATTGGCTTTTTTAAAGGATTTGAGCTGTTTGATGATATGGTTGGCATATTTAGGATTATTTTCCGTAACCCAAGCCTCAATGCCCGAGGTGTCAAAGAGAAGTATAGACGCTTTCTGCTCATCAATACGCTGGCATATGGGTTCGGTCAGGTCAACAAGCCTGTCGAACATAGATTGTAAGTCAGGGAGGAAGTCTTGTTTGAAGCGGGTGAATTTAGAGGCATCCGGGACAACATCAAACCCGCAAAAATCCCGCAGTTCCTGGGAGTATTTCAGAAATACGATTAGGAGGGAAGTAGTAGGAATTGAGAAGATAAGCTGTAATAACAGAGCCTTGAGCATCGGGTAAAGAAGATGCCTGCGGGGTCTGCCGGTGGCAGCGTGAAAATGAGAAACAAAAGACACCGGGACAATTTCATCGAGATCAAAGGTTTCATCAAGGATGGAAAGAAACTCATATTTATCGTTATCAAATTTATTTTGGCAATCAGTAAAAATATCTGCCAAAGAAAGCTGTTTGTATGGTATCATGTAAGTACAACTCCTTTACTGGTGGATATGGTTAATTGTTACTGGACATCTCAATTTTACCATAAATCAGTGAGGAGTTGTTTTATTTTGTAGCAAAAAGAATCCCGTATTTATGTGGGTTCTGGCGTTTCGCAAACGCCTATTTATAAACAGAATGAAAGGAGGGAATATATATGGATAGAATAAATAATTTAATGAATCAGTACTTCGATTGGTTAAAGGAGCAAGCCAATGCTACGAAAATAGGTGAGTACTATGAAATCAACTCTCCATTTTTGGATAGTCAGAATGACTTTATGCAGTTATATGTTAAATTTGAAAATAATAAAGTCTACTTCACAGATGATGGTTTTACTATAAATTCCCTCGTTCAAAGAGGGTTGAATTTAACATCAAAGCGTATTCAGCAGATAAAAAGCACTATTGCTCAGTTTGGTATAACTTTAGAGGATAAGACTTGCCTTGTTGCTGAAGCTTCTGCACATAATCCTGAACAACGGATGCATATGTTTATCCAAGCAATGTTAAGATTAGATAATATATTTTCTAATCTCCCGGCACATTCGACATCCACTTTTATAGATGATATAAGTGAGTTCTTCACTCAACGAGATATTTATTGTCTTAAGAATGTGAAGTTTTCCGGCGGTACCGGCTTTGATCACGTCTATGATTTTGCATTCAGTCCATCAAAAAGACACCCTGAGAGGTTGTGTAATGCTATTAACACTCCTAGTAGAGCTACTATAGATAGTTCTCTATTCTCATGGGTTGACACAAAAAAAACGAGAAGCGAAAATTCTCAGTATATATTACTTTTAAATGATGAAAATAAAATTCCGGAAAACATTTTAACAGCTATTTCCAACTATGAGGCCACTCCTATATTATGGAGTGAGAGAAACTCTGAAAAGAATTTGGATATACTTGCATCTTAATAACTTTTATTACGTTTTGCTGCAATTAGGTTGAAGGTGATGTAAGGGGGCTTAGAGGGAAGGTTTAATTTTTATTTATAAAGGGTGGGATAAATGAATAATAATTATACGGAAGAAGTATTCGAAAGTATTAAGCACATAAACGAATACGGACAAGAGTTTTGGTATGCAAGAGAGTTTCAGAAAGTTCTTGAATATACCGAGTGGCGTAAATTTTACGGTGTTATTGAAAAGGCGAAGACTGCCTGTTCTCAAAGCACCAACAATGCTAACGACCATTTTGTCGACGTAGACAAAATAGTACATCTTGGGGTGGCCGATAGAAAGATACAAGATATTGTGTTATCCAGATACGCTTGCTATCTCATTGTGATGAATGGTGATAGCAGAAAAGAAGTCATTGCTCTTGGACAAACATATTTTGCAGTAAAAACAAGGCAACAGGAACTAATAGACAACTACGAAAATCTTACTGATGATCAGAAAAGACTTGCCATTCGTAAAGAAATGGCAGAGCATAATAAACAGCTTGTAGCTGCTGCAAAAGATGCGGGCGTTGAAACCTCTCTTGATTATGCAGTATTTCAAAATTACGGCTATCAAGGTTTATATGGTGGCCTTAAGGCTTCAGATATACATAAACGCAAAGGCCTTAAAAAGAGCCAACAGATACTTGATCACATGGGCTATGAAGAACTTGCAGCCAATCTTTTTAGAGCTACACAAACTGAAGCTAAATTAAGGCGTGAAAATATACAAGGTAAGAAAAATGCAAATCAAACGCATTTTGAAGTCGGTAAGAAAGTACGAGATACTATAAAGGATCTTGGCGGAACAATGCCAGAGGATTTACCTACACCTGATAGAGGTGTTTTAATGCCAAGTGTTTCCGTAAAAGTAAATCCAACAATATTAAACTGGTTTTGGATAAAAAATCTGAACAACTTTAAACCACTGTCGACAAGAACATCATCTATTCTTGTGAATTATGGAAAATTGCTTGACAATTATAACTATTGTTGATAAGATAAGCAGTGTAAATGATCTCTGCTAGAGAGATTAGAGAGAAAGCCTTTCTTATCATCAATTTGATAAGGAGGCTTTTTTTCTTGCCATACGATAAACCTTTTAAAACATTTGATGAACAACTAGAAATATTAAAGAATAGAGGGCTGAGCATCAATGATATGGATTTTGCAAAGATTGTACTTCAAGATATTTCTTAGACAGAATGCTGAAACTGCTTCCATCAAGTATTTGATTTTTAACATTAAATATGCTACCCTAGAGGTGCGAAAGCCTTATCAGTTAAGGATAAGTAATCTCTAGCAGTAAGCTCCCAAAATCAGGGCAAAGCCGAGCCTAGAGATTTTTTAATTAAAAAAGCCACCCGGTACGCCAATACCGAATGGCTGTGTATACCGTTGCAAGCTGTTACCTGCAACAATATGCCCTCAACAAGCTATATTGTACCACGCATAGTAGCACCTTGCAACAGGTGTTATTTTTATACCCAAATTTAAGGAGGTACAGTATGGCAAAGGCCAAGTATACCAAAACCAAATCAGGATACTTTCGGACTAAAGTATGGGACGGTACATACAATGCGGATGGATCTAAGCACAGAATAGATGTCACATCTAAGAAGTCCAGTGCCGATCTGGAGCGTAAAGTCAATGAAATTAAGAATCGTGTAAGTCAGAATGACTTTATAGCTTCAATCAACGAAACTGTATATGACTATGCCCTGTATTGGCTTGATACCTATAAATCCGTAAAATCAAGAAATACATATCTATCATATAAGCGAACTATAGAATATCATCTTCAGGACTTCTATGCTCTTAAAATGCAATCCCTTACAAGAGGACACATACAACAACTTATAAACTCAAGATTTGATAAGCCTCGTACCTGTAAGCTTATAGCCCTCGTTATAAAGCAAATTGTAAAGTCTGCTATAAAGGACGGTATACTTGCCCCTGCTTCTTACGAAACTGTATGCACTGATATAGCACTTCCAAAATACACAGCAAAAAAGAAAGCTGTTATAAAGGCTGAGATACTCGATAGCATACTTGATATAGATTTTACAGACAGAGAAAAATGCTTTCTATACATCATATACGGCTGTGGCCTAAGGCGAGAGGAAGCACTTGCACTTACTAAAGATGATATAGACTTTAATGCGTCTGAAATAAGTGTATCAAAAGCTTTATGCTTTGACGGAAATAATGCTTATATAAAAGAGCCTAAATCTCAGCGTGGTTACAGGCGTGTACCTATGCCAGATTTTTTGAAAAAATTCCTGCAAGCCTACACGCAAGTATCAAGCTATAATCTCATTACTAAGCAGAACGGAAAGCAAATTACTGCAAGTAGCTATGTAAAAATGTGGCAATCAATACAGAATAAGATAGATAATGTTTTAGGAGTTGAATTCTCTAAAGAAATTACAGCACACTCTTTTAGACACAATTACTGTACAAGGCTCTGCTATCAAATACCTCTGATCAGCACTAAAATGATTGCAAAATTACTAGGGGACGACGAAAAAATGGTTATAGATGTATACAGCCATATACTTGAAGAAAAAGAAGATTGTCAGTCTGCAATCACTAATATTTTTGATTAAATCTGTGCGACAAAATTGCGACATTAGGAAGTTTGCGACACATTTGCGACATCAAAATGACGCAAATTTTAGTCAAATCAATGCAGTTCGCCAATTAAAAAAAGTGGCTCAAAGCCTTATAAATCAAAGCTTTAAGCCACTTTCGTATTCCTGAGACACCCGGGACTCGAACCCGGGACAACTTGATTAAAAGTCAAGTGCTCTACCACCTGAGCTAGTATCCCATAAATCAGTATAGATAAAACAAAATGCCTTGGACCGGAATCGAACCAGTGACACGAGGATTTTCAGTCCTCTGCTCTACCAACTGAGCTACCAAGGCATAAATTGCGGGGACAGGATTTGAACCTGCGACCTCCGGGTTATGAGCCCGACG